CTTAGAATCACCACTGACGGCGTTGTCGCTGGTGGGTTGAATGTCATACTCTGGGGTGTGCCGGTCGATAATCACCGATTCCTCCCTGCGACGTTACCGATGGGATTTCAAATAAATAGTGAGATTCTCTAATGGGAAGCTCTATAACGAGTGTAGGAAGTAAGGGCGGTAAGCCTCTCTTCACCTTCACAGCCGCAGGGCAAGACACCGGAAGCTTCATGGCTCATATTCCTCGCGCCGTACCGGGGCAGCCAATACCGATCATTCAACCGGGGCTTCGTGAGTGCCCTCGTTGGAGTAAGTGGATGTTTCAGCTCGTCGGAGCTGGTACAGGCTACGCCGTAACGATGTACGGCACGATAGATGAACCCACAGCCCGTAACGAAACTGGCAACGGCGGCTACTGGTTCCCACTGCCTGCCCCCTCATCGGAGACGGTAGGAGATGCTTTCGCCTGGACTAATCCCCTAACGGTTGGTACTGCCTTGTATGTTCATGCTATCCTTGTTGGAGTACGAGCAGTGAGTGGTGTTGGACCTATAACAGGCACCGTGGAACTACTGGCCTTCGTAGAACCGTAGGAGACTCCCATGGCAATGTCAGAAGACGAAAAGGCAGTACAAAGTATAAAGGATCCCAAGGCCCGTAAGGCTGCTTATTACACACGTCAACGTCAAGATGCTTCCGCAGGCTCTGCTACACAGAAGAAGATCCAAAGTAAACTGAGCTGGGGTGATGCAGCGCGTGGTTTCGCCAAAGATCAGATGCAGAAGATCAAGGCTAGTGGTCCTTTTTCCATTCCCGGCGCTAGGGCAGAAGAAGGCGCTGCTGCAGGGGTCAAGATGTTGGGTAAGGGAGTATCCGCTCTTGCCAAGCGTGGTGAAGGCGCTATGGAGAATGCTGTTCAGACTCTCAAGAAGCCTACTCCCGTGGCTAAGGCAGGCCCGCGACTTGGCTCTTCAGGTGCGCCTAGAGTTCGAACCTTGGACAGTATTGGCAAGCCGAAAGCTGTCTCAGGAACTAAGACAAAAGCTCTTACTTCCAAAGGCCATTCGGACTACGAATCAGAGCTGGGTAAACAGAGCAAAAAGACTATGCCCGGCAAACCAAAGACTTTCAATCGTGACGGCAGTAAGAGAGCAACAGGAAGAGTTAAGTCAGAGCGTAACCCAGTCTCTAAGCGTAAGAAAAAGGGTGATTAACTATCAACGCCGGGGAAGTAATCAATACGTGGAGAATAAAGGTAAATGAGCCTGGTACGAACAGGTTCACTGTTGCCGATTCTATTACTTTTCTAAACGACGCTTGCGTACAAATGGCTATAGACTGCCCCTACATCGAAGGTACGAACACTTTCCCAACCATCGCTAATCAACAAGAATACGCGATGATAGAGAACTTAAAGATTTCTCGTGTGTACATGCTAGGCCCTAACGGAGCCAAGCAGCTCCTAGAGCCTACAGACATACCGACTATGGAAGGCGAAAGAGAGAACATCTTTGACGCCTCTTCTGCGTTCATTCAAGGCCAGCCACCTCTGACTCCTCAGTGGATTGCACAGAAGCCTGTGACCTACCCTTACCAATCGCCACAGCGTCAAGGCTATGGTCACCCTACATCTCTCTGGAGATGGAGTGATCCTCCGAGGTGGTATCGCCGGTACGGCAACATTGGGTTAGTGCCTCCCCCGAACGGTGTGTTCACCATCTGCATAGATTATATCCCTGTGCCTCCAATTGTCGTGACTCCTTCAGACTTGCTTGAGTTCGAACACATGTACAAGGACGCCTTAGTCTATAAACTGTCTGAGTACTCACGACAGGCGGATGGTTCACAGGACAGCATAAAGTATGCTCAGATGTACATGACCGAAGTCAAGAAGATACAGATGAACGTGAACAAGTTTCAAGCTTCTCGGTCTGTAAACTTTGTGCCGTGGACGAGAAGAAGTGGGCGGCGTTCTAGAGGATGGAGTTCTTGGAATGGATAAGTATAATGGCTACGTATAGTATTTTCCCATTTCTACCTAACAACAATACGTCTATAATATCGCCGTCATTTCCGTATGATGTCGTTATTAACACCGCTTACCCAGGCGTTCAGTTCATCGGCACTGAGCCAAATGCGCTTTACCAGGAGATACGTGAAGTTTCAGGCTGCCTCTGGTTCGTTACGAATGCAATGTACAACGAGAACCTTCTGCAGTGGGACCAAGAGACGAACCAAAATACCGGCCTGCCTGCGTACGCCCTAGAGTTGTGCGACGGGGCTATGACTCGTTGGTATTCACCTCCCACGAACATACCAATGACCCCAATAACATGGATAGCACTCTGGACGATAACGGCAGACGGACTTATGGACAGTACGCCGTTAGAAGTCACAGGCGTATCTGCCCCAATGAACAGCCTCATGGCTACGTGGGATCCGGGCATTGGCATAGCGATTACTGCTCGCGAAGTGGATATCACAAACACCGCGTCCGCACCTACTTCGCTGCTAGATAACTTAGTGGTTAATGGCACCCAAGTATGGACTGTGGATATCACGGGTACTCTTACACACGGCATAATTCCAGCAGCCCGGATCACTGGCCTCGTGCCGTTCCCAGGCTTCAATAACGTCACTCTAACAGGCACAACCATAATGACAGGCCCTGTCATTATGGACAGTACTCTCTTGGTTCAGGGCGACGCTACATTCGACATGGATATTACAGGGAACTCTACTCTTTCTATTGCAGGAATATCACTCCTAGCCGGGGGAGCAGTAGTAGACGCTGGGTTAACGGTTACCGGAGGGGAAACTACCGATAATCTAAATGTGACAGGCACTTCTATACTTGCAGTTACGGATGCCACTACATTAGGGGTTTCTGGGATCACCCTGCTCCATAACGTGCAGATAGCAACCGGCGATACTATCACTATAAATGGCGCGACTCCTGTTGTGGGACTAGAGTCATTAAATGGCAGTATAACTATTGCTCAGGTGACCCCAACAGAATACAACATCCAAATTTCAAACACAGCTCTTGTGCCCATTGGCAGTGTCCATCAAATCGCGATGGCCTCTACAGTCGGAGCAGTCGGTGGAGGCAACGGCCCAGGCACTCTGAGCCTCCTTCTCCCCGGTACTGCTGCTAACGGATGGGCTGTGACAGTCGAGTGCACAATAGGCATTGGCGGCGCTGGAAGTTTTTCCATGACCGACTCAGGGGGATCTTTCACAGGTGTTCCTATTACATGGAGTGTCGGTAACTTCGCTTCTTATGTCATTATGTACGATTATGGGACAGCCGTAGGAGGCGACACAATTACTTCATCGAACTCTCCGGGATACTCTGAGTTCTACCGAATCCAAGCTGTTAGGACTTCATAATGGCCACCCTAGTAGAAGTAAAGGGGGATGAGGTCGTACCCATCCTCCAGTTAGGTCCTGTAGGCGGTCTCGACACAACCACCGCCCCTTTCCGTCTCGCACCTACGAACATCGTTGACTGCCTCAATATCACGCCTAACAACACCTACGGGTCATACGTCACTGCCCTGGGCAGATCGTTCATTGGACTGCTGCCTGGTCCGTGCAACGGGTTCACCAAGTTCATACGCCCTGGTTTCCCTGATACGTACATCTTCGCTGTGGATGTTGGTGGGGTCGGTACCCTTTATGAAGGCCCTCTAGATGGCCCATATACTGCACTGGTTCTCCCAGAAGTTCTCACACCGGGACTTAACACACAGTTTGTGTTTTCATTAAAATGGTGTTTTGTTAATAATAGCGTCGATACGCCCCTAAAGATTGACCTTGACCTAGTAGTGACCTTCTGGGGCATTGCAGCTCCTCCTACTGCTCCCCTGCTGGCTCCTGCTGGCGGCGGCCTCCTGGACGGCACATACTACTACTGCATAACATTTGGAAATTCCCTTGCCCCACAAGAAAGCTCCCAAGGAACTGTATCTCTACCTCTTACGGTAGCTTTTGAGGCCATTGAATTAACCAATATCCCAATCTCACCAGATCCCCAGGTGAATGAGCGTAACATCTATCGTTTGAGTATCGGAGTACTCAATCAGTTCTTTCTAATCGCTACCATCCCCGACAACACTACTACAGTGTATTTAGACAATCTGGCCGATTCTGCGGTTGTTGGTCAACTACTCACAGTGAATCGCGATGTGCCGTTTCCGTTTTCGTTTATCTGCACTCACCAGGAGCGTATTTGGGGATGGGGCACACCTACAGACCCGTCACTAGTCTACTACTCCAATTTGAATGAACCTTGGGGCTTCAACCTCGTTACGGGGTTTCTGCCTGTTGGAGAGAACTCGTTCAATGATGTAGCGATGGGCATGAGCAG